TCTGGATACTGATGCTTTAGTGTATCCATTGCTTCATCAGGCAAACTATCGTTTACCCTGTAAAGTTCGCGCATAGTTGTAGCTGTATCAATCAAAGTTTTACAGCCGTTGACGTAATCTTGCCATTGCTGTTTAATATTATTTTCCGTGATAGCCTGGTCATTGTGCTGCGCTACATCTATCTCAAAACTTGATGCGTAGCTGCCACCATGTAAACCCAGACTTGCCAATGCTCTCCCGATAGCAGAAGTTTCTCCATTTTCTAATGCAGACGTTCTATTGACATGTGATGAGCCCCTTATCTCTTCAGCTAATCCAGAGCCTATAACAGCGCCGTTTTTGTCAACAACTTTGGCCTGGACAACAACACGCTGACCATCATCAACAAGTATCTGTGTATCGATGCCTAGTTCAGTTCCAAATGCTTTACGGAAAGCTTCTACACGTACAAACACTTCTGTGTACTTTCTGCCACCTTGTTGTTTTACACCGTGCGATCTATTGAGGTCATTAACCTCAGACATTGCATTAATTAATTCTTTCATTTCTTACTCCCAAATAGTTGTTTAGCTTTTATCAATATATCTGGGTTGAGATCTCGCCATACAAAACTCTCGGCAAACTGTGGGTCTGTTAACGATAACAATTCTGGCAAATCATCTGCAACCTGCATTAGTTTTTCTCTACGTTTACAGGCTTGCACAATGTTATCTAAAGCAAACTGAAGCTCATCAAGCGTAGGTTCCAGTATTACATAGCCAAGTCGATTTGCATACACAATTTTAGGAACAATCTTTGACAAGTGCCAGTAGCCGGCAAGCTGCATCAAATGCGGTGCTTTTATTTTCTTTGGCAAAGAGTTTGCTCTAGGACTATCTGTATCAGCAGCCTGATCCCATTGTGTCTTTAGTTCTACACGACCCTCACCATAATCAGGCTTACCAAAGTAAGGTAGCTGACAGTGCGGTATGTGACCAAACAGATCTATTTCACCTATTATCCTGTTGGCGCCCTGCATGGCCTCTCTCACGCCTTGTGCTGCGTTGTCACACACCAAAGAGAACTCAGACTGTACAAGGTCACCCTTTTTACTACGCTTACCCTCAGCATCATAATAGATCCTCTCTCGGTGTGCGATAATAAGATTATCTTTATCAGCATCACGCCAGTGACCACCCTGGAAACCTTGCAGTAAGTTTATTGCATCACCCATAGCTTCATTAGGTGACGCATCATCCACTAGTAACCGGTCAGCATACACTTGTGCAGCGCGTCCAGACACCATGTTTGGATTATCTTTATACTGCGACAATCCCAGGCAGTCTTTGTAATGCCCAGAATCACGCAATATCTTTCTAGCTTCTTGTTCATCACCCTTTATCTTACCAGTAAGTATCTGCCATGCTTTATTGTGTTGCACACGCAGGTACGCTTTATCAAAAAACGTCCATGCATCTGGCGTTGATGGATTACTGTGATGCTTATAATTGAACCTGTCGGCCCATCCTGTTTTTTTCAATCCCATATCTATACCCTTGACATATTGTGTCACGAACATATGCTAACGATAAATTTTTGCAAGGAGAAATTTTATGAAACTTGAACAATGGCGCAAAGAAAAGGGGTATAGTTACCCTCAGTTGGCGCAGCGACTAGATGCCAAGCATGGCACTGTCGTGCGGCGTTGGTGTTTAGATAAAGATCATAAAGATTACAAGATACCATCAACTAAGTATATGTTAATTATACAAGAAACTACGATGGGCGCTGTAACACCTAACGACTTTTATAGGTGATTTATGGGTGGCAAGGCGAGTAGAGATAAGGGTGCAGCGTTTGAACGAGAGATCGTAAACTGGCATCGAGAAAAAAATGTAGAGGCAGAACGCATACCTTTGTCAGGAAGTGTCAAGGGTTCGTTTGCAGGTGACTTAATTATAGGACCAGAGAAAGCGTTGCTTGCAGAATGTAAGAGAAGGGCCAGGGCGTGGCAAGATTTGTATGATGCCCTGGACCAGGACGGCAGCGATATGCTGTTCATTAGAAAAGACAGGGAGCGCACGTTAGTTGTGTTACCGTTAGAAACTTATGAAGCATTCCTTGAATGGATAGGCTGGAAGGAGAACTAATATGCCATATACACAAGAAGGTGTTGGATACCAGAAAACAGATACTAGTCGTGCAGCAGCACGTAGCAATTACCCAGGCAAGCTAAGTGCGCGTGACCGTGTGTTGCAGTTGTTGCAGAAAATGCAGTTGTCTTTAACGTCACATGAGATTGCTGACGTACTGCAAATACCGGAAGTAACAGTGCGTCCAAGGTTGTCGGAGTTGCGTAACGAAGACAAGATTGTTGACAGTGGTGAGCGTGGACAAACGCCCTGGGGCAAGAAGTGTATCAAGTGGAGATCAGCATGAGTAGAATAAGTTTCAATCGTGAGCAAGCGCGTGATCTCTATTACGCATTACAATGGGGTATGTCTGAAGTTGGCAATAGAATAGCACAAGAAGATTTTTATGAATTTGAATACCCAGACCAGGTAACAGAAGATAAAAAAGAAATGGAACGTCTTAAAAAAATAAATAAAAGGTTAAAGTCGTTTTTGGAAAAACCAAATTCTCAAGTCAAGACAAAATCTAATATATTTTTGGAGTGGGATTAATGAGATACGGTGGTTTAGAAGTCAAAGGCAGTGAAGCAAACTTTGTGTTTTACAGTGCTGACGGACAAAGGTTCTATGAACCTGCAAAGAAATGCCCTGATTGCGATGCAAGCGGTCAGGTAATGGGAGAGAAGGCTGTCATTGATTATGTTAATGGTGGCTCACTTGTTGAAGTTGTAGCAACATGCCTGGAGTGTGAAGGTTTAGGTTTTGTTGTCGATGACATACTGAGCGAGGATCTATGAAACATCAATTAGGTTATAAATTTTTTGTTCCGCATGACTATCAAAGCGATGTGTTACATCAGCTTCTGCATGATAACAGGGTTAAATTATTATTTAAAAATTTTGATGAATTTAAATGCCTAGAGTGCGGCAAACAATTTAAAGCACAAAACAAAGGCACTGGTGCAAAATATTGCAATGGAACGTGCAGAAACAAAGCTAGCCGCAAAAGAAACTTTGATAGGCATGTCGAAGAGGAAATAGCGCGTAGGAAAGCACTGGGGCTGCTATGAGTACGCATAGCCTTAAATCAAAGCGTAGGCATCCAGCTGCGCCGCGAGAACGCATAGAAGTCGGGCATATTACTTTTGAGTTGTGTCCGACAAATGCAACGTTTGCATTAATAGCCGGCAACGCAGTACAGTCAAAAGATAGGCGCCCATTGTTCTCTGGTATGATAGAGCCCGAAATGGAAAAAGAACTACGCAGGGTAGCGTTTAGAATGAAGCATATTCTAAGCAGTAAAAAAGGGGATTGACAAATGCCACTGAAGAAGTACGCTAACGCGAGCCCACCAGGGCGAGATAGTAACTTACAAGTTACTACTACCAGTAACTACAGTAGTTACTGTAAAGAAACTAACAATAACTATATAACTAGTAATAACTACAAGATCTTACAGGAGACACTGAGTCGGATGTCACCGGCGTACAGGATGGGTAAGAAACGTAGACAAGAAGATCCTTTGTCGTGGAGAATACAGAAAGTCAGTAGCAAGATGAGGCCAATGATGTCTGTAGATAAATTTTTAGAAGTTTCTAAAAGTATCGCAGTGGCTAGCCCAATGGAGCAAGTAGAGATTATACATCAGCTAGAGATCTGGCTAGACAAGGTGCATGGTATCAAGTTATAACAAACTAGAAGTATGAGTTTCATCGCTTGTAAACTGCTCGCATACTTCTCCTGATGGGCCTTAGTTCTCAGTCTGTCTGGTTAACTGGCCCTTGCCTAGTTAGGTCACGCACTGTCTTGGCGAGGGCGTTTTTTTAAAGGAAGACACATGGGCAAAAGCAGAACAATTACTACACAAATAATGGAAAAGATTGTTGATCGATTAGCTCAAGGCGAAACACTTGTAGATATTACAAGCGATAACAACATGCCTACTTACAGAGCAGTAACAAGAGCAGTCGCAGGTGACGATGACATGTTTGAGTTGTACAGGCGTGGACGCATACTACAGGCAGAGTTCTACAGCGATAGAATAAACAAGCTAGCAATGGAGCCCTTACCAGAAGATGGTGATGTCAGGCATCTCAATGCAGAGGTCAATAGACGTAGACTAGAGATAGATACGCTGAAGTGGACTACAGCCAGGAACCAGCCGTTTGGTATACGTGACAAGAAAGAAGACCAGCCACAAGCGCAGCAGTTTACCATTAGCTGGCAAGGTGGCGATGTGGCAGTCAACGCGCTGGAAGAAGAAGAACAAGATACAATGGTTAAACACTAATGCATAACAATACTTGGCATGGACCTGTACCGTTCAATCCTTCTAAGCATAAACCTGTTAAGCTTAAAGACGGTAAGTTTATGACAGAGCGATTGATAAGCATAGACGCACCAGACGGTAAAACATGGGCAATACCTACAGTGTGGTTTGACCAAGAAGGTAAGCATTCCCAAGTAGACAACGCAACAGCATCAATGGTTGCCGAAATGTACGAAGAAGCAACAGGTGTTATCTTTCCACGTTTTGATACTGTAGCAGACGCTGAAGCGTTTATACGTAAACGTTCTGCAATGGGTGGAGCAAGTAAGTCAATGCTAACAAGAGGTGGTAAGTGAAGCGTGTATTTGTGTATACTACACATCCTGAGCGTCCGATCTACGCGCGTGAAATTCATACATTCATATGCTTGAATATGTACAGTCAAAGAGCAGGGCAACCACTACATCTTGTGGTTTGCAAAAACTGCATAGCTCCTACAAAAGCTAAGTCGTTGTAATGATTAAACAATATTGCATAGTTAACATAATGTTTATTATGCGAATTAGGATTTGCTATGCGTTTTGTGCATACCATACCCCCACCCCCCGACATTTTTGGGGCGCTCTGTATACACGTATAATACATGCAAGACAGGTAGTATGATCCACTCTGACTTAACCCCTGACCAGCATGCAATGCTTGGACACCTTACAGAACTACGTAGGGGCGTTGTAGATAGCGATAGTGCGTCTAAGCAGTTAGAGTGTGCGGTATTGCTTTTGGATTTGTACGAAGCTATCCTTGAGTTACATGGCATATTGATTTACGAGGATCAAAAAGAGGTTACGAAGCAGTGACGCATATTGAGATACCGTATGAGCCCAGGCCGTTACAGATGTCTTTGCATAATGAGATGCAGGTAAAGCGGTGGGGTGTTGTTGTATGTCATCGTAGGTTTGGCAAGACTGTATGGGCTATTAATCATTTATTAAGGGATGCATTAGTTTCTGGTAAGACTAACCCCCGATATGCTTATATGGCGCCCACCTATCGCCAGGCAAAGAATGTAGCTTGGGATTATATAAAACATTTTGCTGGTGGTATACCGAATGTAAAGTTTCACGAGACAGAGCTTAGGTGTGATTTACCTACAGGGGCTCGGATAAGCTTACTGGGTGCTGAGAACCCTGATAGTTTACGTGGTATATATTTAGATGGTTGTGTTATGGACGAGGTTGCTGACATGCCTGAGAATGTATTTCCGGAAGTGTTGAGGCCGGCGTTATCTGATCGTAAGGGGTTTTGTATATTTGTGGGTACGCCAAAAGGTCATAATGCTTTTTATGATTATTATGAACAAGCGTCTTCTGATGAAGATTGGTTGAGTGCGGTGTATAAAGCTTCTGAGACAGGGTTGTTGGACAAGGAAGAATTAGACGCTGCCAGGGGTATGATGACCAATGATCAGTATATGCAAGAGTTTGAGTGTAGCTGGAATGCGAATGTGCCAGGCGCTATTTATGGCAAAGAGTTAGAAGAGGCCACGACAAGTGGCAGGGTATCTAATGTACCTTATGATCCAGCGCACAAGGTAGACACCTGGTGGGATCTTGGGATTGGTGACTCGACATCAATTTGGTATACGCAGACGGTTGGCAGGGCTGTACATGTTATAGATTATTATGAAAATAGAAATCAGGGTTTGCCGCATTACTGTCAAATTTTAAATCAAAAGAATTATTTATATGGTACGCATAACGCGCCGCACGATATAGAGGTGCGTGAATTGGGTAGTGGTAAGAGCCGAAGAGAAGTTGCCTGGGATCTAGGATTAAATTTTAGGGTGGTTCCCAAGCTTCCTATAGAGGATGGCATACATGCGGCGCAAATGTTGATACCTAGGTTGTGGTTTGATCGTGAGAAGTGCAAGCAGGGTTTAGAGTGTTTGCGCCAGTATCATAGATCTTATAATGATAGGACAAGATCATTTAGGGCTAATCCGGTGCATGATTGGTCATCGCATGCGGCTGATGCATTTAGATATTTTGCTGTAGGGCTTAGGGAAAGTGGGCCTATGATGAAAGCGCCACAAATGCAAGCGATGTCTGATTATGACCCCTTTGCAGCTTAGGTATAAGGTAGCCAGGTATATTGATGCTGCTGAAGTAACAGAAGTTTGTGCAATGTTTCATGCGGAAAGTTGGCAACGATTTGCAAAATTTGATTTTGACAAAATGCAACAATGGATAGAAGAACGTATTGATATGGATGACAGTGATATATTCACTGCCTGGGATAATGATTTATTAGTTGGATGTCTTGTTGGCATGGCTTATTATTACCCATATTCAAAAACACTAGTCGCCGGTGATTATATCTGGTATGTTATACCTGAGTATAGAGGCGGCATGATAGGGGTGCGGCTGATGAAGATGTTTGAGGAATGGGCGCGAGGTGTTGGTGCAGCAAACATTTGCACTGGTGCAACATCTGGCATAAATAGTGAAAGGGGCGCGTTACTATTGCAGCGCCTGGGTTATAGTCCGGTAGGGCTTTCTATGCAGAAGGATTTAATATAATGGGTGGTTTTTGTAGTGGGCCAACGCCAAGTCAAAAGCAAGATATAGATACTGGAAAATTTTCTAGTTCGCAAGCGCCAAAAAATTCAGCGTTAGATGATTTGCAAATGGATTTAGGTATGAAACCTAAAAACCAAGTTTATTTTCGTGATTTAGAAGATAGGCAAAATCGCGCTAAAAATGCTATGAATAATCTTGGAAAAGATATTTTTGGTAATCCAGCTTCTGAAGATAAACCGGCTGCTACACCTGAGCCAGTTGTAGAAACAACAACAACGCCTGTAGATACAACAGCAGAAGAAATTATAGAAACTATTCCTGATCCAACACAAATAACAAATATGGAACCATTAGCTGATTTAGAAAAGCTTGATGAAGACATTAAAGCAGATCCTGATAAAGCTGGTAAAGGTGAAGGATTAGATGCTCCTACTGAACCTGACGTTGGAGCAGGTACGACAACTGCGCTCGGTGGCGAAGAAGAAGCTGCTAAATTAGAAGAAATAGCAGAGGGTGATGCTGAATTTGCTGTTGCTGATACTATTAGAAAAGGGCGTAGATCTACAGTTCAAACAACGCCTCAAGGTTTATTATCATCTGCACCCACGCGCACACGTAGATCACTAATGGGTAAAATGATTGCATGATGTACAGCAGAAAAAATATTGCCGGTGAAATGGGGGCTCGGTCATCGCAACCAGCCAAGCGCCGCGCAGAAATGACTGTAGATCCTTTAGAAAGATTAAATCAAAAAATGGCTGGGCGCACACATGGCGGTTTGGCTATGGGTAAAGATAAAAAAAAGAAAAAACCTTCTTTAATGAATAGTATTGGAATGATGTAATGGTACAAGTAAATCCGCTTATTGCACAGTTAGACCGTAGGTTTAAGACGTTACAAACGCAAAGATCTAATTGGGAAAAGCATTGGCAAGAGCTTGCGGATTTTATGTTACCGCGAAAAGCTGACATCACAAAGAAGAGAACCCAAGGGGATAAAAGAACTGAGCTAATTTTTGACGGTACAGCAGTACACGCTGTAGAATTACTTTCGTCCTCTTTGCATGGTATGCTCACTTCTCCTAGCTCCCCTTGGTTCTCGATGCGATACCGCGATCCAGCATTACAAAATAATGACATGGCTAATGAGTGGTTAGAACTATGCATGGATCAAATGTATAAAGCTTTTAACCGGTCAAATTTTCAACAAGAGATCCATGAGTTGTATTATGACCTTGTTGTTTTTGGTACGGCTGCTTTGATGGTTGAAGGTGACAAAGATGGCATTAGGTTTTCTGCGCGACATATTGCAGAAATAACTGTAGCTGAAGACGCAAACGGTTTGGTTGATACTGTATACAGAAAATTTAAAATGACTGTTCGCGCTGCTGCTCAAAGATTTGGTGAAGATAAATTACCTCAGCAAATGTCTAAAGATCTTAAAAACGATCCACACAAAGAACATGAGATAGTCCACGTTGTATATCCTAGAGGAGAAACAAAAACAAAATTATCTAGAGGTAAACCAATAGCTTCTGTTTACTATCATGGTGACTCAAAGCACATGTTATCAGAAAGTGGTTTTGACGATTTTCCATTTATGGTTCCACGTTTTGTAAAAGACAGTGTAAGTACTTATGGACGTTCACCGGCTATGAACGCGCTGCCAGATGTTAAGATGCTTAACAAAATGTCTGAAACAACAATACGTGCAGCGCAAAAACAGATTGACCCACCGCTGATGGTTCCAGATGACGGTTTCGTGTTACCGGTAAGAACAACGCCTGGCGCACTAAACTTTTTTCGTACAGGTACAAGAGATAGACTAGAGCCGTTGCAGATCGGCGCTAACAATCCGCTAGGTTTAAACATGGAAGAGCAAAGGCGTAATGCAATACGCCAGGCATTTTATGTTGATCAGTTGCTTATGTCACAAGGCCCAGCCATGACCGCGACTGAGGTGTTGCAGCGCAATGAAGAAAAAATGAGGCTTCTCGGACCTGTTTTAGGCAGGTTGCAATCGGAACTGTTGCAGCCTTTGATTTCGCGGTCTTTTGCGTTGCTGCTCCGGAACGGTCTCCTCCCTGTCGCTCCGGAGCAACTACAAGGCCAAGACATTGATATTGAGTATGTATCGCCATTGGCAAAAGCGCAGAAACTAACTGACTTGCAGTCTGTACTTAGAGGTTTTGAAATAATGATGCAGGTAGCAGAAATAGCGCCTGTTATGGATTATCTCGATAGTGACAAGTTGGTGCAGTATTTAGTCGATGTAACAGGTTTACCTGCGCGTGTTATAAGAAGTGATGAGGAAGTAGCGCAGATGCGAAGAGAGCAAGCTAGAGCCGCTGAAGAGCAAGCTGCAATGCAGCAACAAATGATGCAAGCAGAACAGGCCAATCAAGTTGCTCCATTAGTTAAGGCAGTAGGTGGTCTAGAGCAGTGAAGCAATTAGAAGAATTAAAACTATCTTATCGCCGCACGTTTAATACAGATGACGGTCAAAAAGTATTACAAGATCTCAAATCAAGGTTTGGTTATGAGACAACAACATTTTCGGACAACCCACATGTAACATCATTTAATGAAGGTCAGCGAGCAGCAGTGTTGCTAATTGTCCGAATGCTGACCGAAGGGAAGGAACCGCAATGAGCGAAGAGGCAATCCAAGATACAGGATCTCAAGAAGGTGCAGTAGCAGATGCAGCACCGGTTAGTTTTTTAGAAAGTCTACCAGAAGAAATTCGCAACGAGCCAAGCCTAAGAACTTTTACAGATCCAGGCACATTAGCTAAAAGTTATGTTAGCGCTCAACGTATGATAGGCGCAGACAAAGTTGCTATACCTGGGAGTTCGGCAACTGCTGATGATTGGCGAGAAGTATATACAAGACTTGGGGCTCCAACAGAAGCTAGCCAGTATGAGCTTGGTAAAGATATACCATTAGATGATTCATACGTAAATTCTTTTAGAGAACACGCATTGAATGCTGGTCTTAACGGACAACAAGCAAACACAATGATGGAGTTTGTAAAGTCTGCTGTAACGAGTATGAATGATAATTTTACGCAAGGCACAGAAGAAGCGCAGTATGCTGCTGAACAAGAATTAAGACAAGAATACGGTCAAGCTTTTGAGCAGCGTTTAGAGGTTGCACAATTAGCTGCAAATCAGTTATTAGGCGGCACAGAAATGTTTGATGAAATAATTCTTGCAGATGGGCGCATGTTAGGCGATCATCCAGATATAATACGGATGTTTTCTAATTTAGCTACGCAAATTGGAGAGGATAATATTGAGGGTACACCTACAGAAATGATTATGACACCAGAGGAAGCAAACAGACAACTTGCTGACATCACTAGACTTGATGGCCCATATGGTGATAGGATGCACCCACAACACGATGAGTACGTGCAAACAGCGTTACGACTTCGTGAGTTCTTATAGTGGATAACCGTAAGGCCCACTAGCAAGCTTGTAATCAAGCGGAGTAGCTACCCTAAGTAGCAGCACGGCCTCGCAAGAGACAACCAAGCGCATAAATCTTTAACTGAAACAAAAGTAGGAGAGACAACATGTCTACCCAAATTACTACAGCTTTTGTCAACCAGTTTAGCGCTAATGTCCAAATGCTATCGCAGCAGATGGGTTCTTTGCTGCGTAATGCAGTAGATACAGAAAGCGTTAATGGTGAGAAAGCTTTCTTTGACCAAGTAGGACAAGCTGCTGCTGTTCTACGCACAAGTAGGCATCAGGATACGCCTTTAGTTGAAACCCCACATACCAGGCGAATGGTGACAATGTCGGACTATGAGTACGCTGACTTGATCGATGATAGCGATAAAGTACGTTTGCTAGTAGATCCAACATCTACTTATAGCCGTGCAGCCGCTGCTGCTATGGGCCGCGCAATGGATGATGTTATCATCACTGCTGCTTTAGGTTCATCGCAAACAGGTAAAGACGGTTCAACAACAACAGCGTTACCTGCTGGACAAAAAATTGCTCATGGTTCTGCTGGCTTGACTATTGCTAAACTAGTATCTGCTAAAGAGTTACTAGATGCAGCAAGTGTTGATCCATCAATTCCACGGCACATCATTGTTTCGCCAAAGCAGGTTTCTGATTTGTTGAACAACACAACTGTCACAAGTTCTGATTTCAACACCGTCAAGGCTCTGGCTCAAGGTGAGGTTTCATCGTTTGTAGGGTTTAACTTCATAGTAAGTAACCGTTTAAACACTGATTCAAACTCTGATCGCCAGGTCATTGCGTTCGCGCAAGACGGTCTGAAGCTTGCAGTTGGCAAAGAGCCGGCTGCACGTATTGATGAACGTGCTGACAAGTCATACTCAACGCAAGTCTATTACTGCCAAACCATCGGGGCAACTCGCATGGAAGAGGAAAAAGTAGTAGAAATTGCGTGTAACGAATAAGGAGATTGACTAATGGCTACTGTTTATTCAACACAACGCACTAACACACGCGCTATTCCAGCCGTGATGAATAAGGCGAATGAGCTTGGCGGTAGAATCCGTGTAGCTCATGGTGTCTATGAGGCATCTTCACTAGCATCTGGTGATGTTATTGAGATGTTTATTCTACCAGATGGCGCAAGATTGCTTGAAGGGTCACTAGCACATGATGCTATGGGTTCATCAACAACCTTGTCAGTAGGTTATGCCGCGCATACTAATGCGGCTGGAACCGCTGTTGCTGCTTCTGCTGCGGCTTATAAGGCTGCTGCTGCATCAACATCTGCTCAGAAAGTGGACATCCTTGCAACACTGGCTTTGGGCTCAGGCACAGAGACAGACACAAACGAAGATGGAGTTGCTGTTACCGCAACTATGGGTGGTGCTGCTGGTACAGGCACTATCGAAGTAACTATCAAGTATGTGGTTGACTAATTAGGTTGGGGCGGTTCGCCGCCCCTTCTTTTACAGGATAGGTAAAGATGACTAGTACAGTTGATATTGCAAACTTTGCGCTAAACAATCTAGGCGCTTCTAATATTTCTTCATTAGATGAAAACAGTAAAGCAGCAAGAGTAGTTAATCAGCGTTTTGAATCTGTAAGAGATGCTGTTTCTCGCGCACATCCTTGGAATTGTTTAATTAATCGTGCAACTTTGGCGCAAGACACTGTTGCTCCTACGTTTGGTTATGCTTTTCAATATTCTTTACCAACAGATCCTTTTTGCTTACGTGTGTTAGAATTTAGCAATGGATCTCTTTCGTACCCACAAGACAATATTACCAGTAACTCAGGTGGTCCGGTTTTTGTAATTGAAGGTAGAAAACTACTTACTGATGAGGGTTCTGCACAGATTAAATATATTGGGCGTATAACAGATCCACAACAATTTGATGCAAGTTTAATAGAAGCAATAGCTGCTAGATTAGCTGCTGAAATTTGCTATGCAATAACAGGATCAACAAGTATGGTGCAGATACAAACATCTTTGTATGAAGCTAAAATTAATGAAGCACGATTTAACGATGCAACAGAGGGCGCAACGCAACGTCTAGAAGCGAGTGACTTTATTGAAAGCAGGTTATAATGGCACGGTCAGCACCAGCATTTAGTTCTTTTACAGCAGGTGAAATTAGCCCAAGGTTAGAGGGCCGTACCAATATAGAAAAATACCGTGAGGGTTTGTCCGATCTTACCAATATGGTTGTTATGCCTCATGGCGGTGTGACACGTAGACCAGGCACAGAGTTTTTAGGGCAGTGCGCTGGTAGTAGTAATGCTGCTGGAAATCATTTTGTAAGATTAATACCGTTTCAATTTAAAACATCAGACACGTATATTTTAGAATTTACCAATGAAACTATGCGTGTGTTTCGCAATGATTTGCAAGTTTTAGAATCATCAGGCGTGTCAATTTCTGGCGCTAGTATACTTGGTGATGGACGCCTTGAGATAACAACAAGTAGCGCTCATGGATTTGGTGGTGGCGATCAAGAAATATTTATTTCTGGCGTTAATGGTATGACAGAACTTAACAACAGAAACTTTCGAGTTTCTGGCAACCCACAACCAACAAGTACTACTTTTATCTTAGACGAGGTGATTGGTGGGCGTGTAAATGCATCTGGATTTACTGCTTACACTTCTGGAGGCACTGCAACAAAAATATATGAAAAAACTACACCATATCAAAATGTTTTTCTTAAAGATTTAAGATTTGCTCAATCTGCTGATACAATGTTTATTGTTCATCCAAACTTTGCAGTAAGAACTCTTACTAGATCTGATCACAATAATTGGACTTTTGCGGCTGTATCTTTTACTGAAAACAGCACTCCAACACTTTCTAGCTCTAATAATTTTCCAAGTGTTGTTTCGTTTTTTGAACAGCGTTTAGTGTTTGCTAATACAAACAATAATCCGCAAACGATTTTTTTTAGTAAAAATGGAGACTACACAAATTTTACTACAGGCTCCAATGCTGACGATGCTTTAATTTATACAATCGCTTCAAATCAGGTAAATGCTATTCGTTTCCTTTCTGCTACTCGCGTTTTAACTGTTGGAACGTCTGGCGGTGAGTACGTTGTTACATCAACAAACGATGGACCAATAACGCCTACAACAACCCTTATACGTAAATATTCTAACTATGGAAGTGCAAATATAGAGCCTGTACAAGTTGCTGATGTTACATTGTTTGCTCAACGTGGTAACAGAAAAATACGCGAGTTTAAATTTGTGGGTGATGTAAATACAGGCGGTTACTCAGCGCCAGACATGACTATATTAGCTGAACACATTACAGATGGCGGTATAACGCAAATGGCTTATCAGCAAGAGCCTGATAGTGTTGTGTGGTGTGTTAGAAATGATGGTACACTTTTAGGATTGACATACCGCCGTGAAGAAGAAGTTGTTGCTTGGCATAAGCATGTAATTGGTGGCACGTTTAGTGGCGGTCAAGCTGTAGTTGAAAGTATTGCTACACTTCCAACTGATACAGGCGAAGATGAATTATATATGGTTGTAAAAAGAACAATTAATAGTGTCCAAAGAAAATACGTTGAAAAATTAAAAGTTTTTGATTTTGGAAGTAATACAGTAAATTCTTTTTTTGTTGATAGCGGTTTATCTTATTCTGGATCATCAGCTAATACCTTGTCAGGTTTAGCTCACTTAAAAAATGAAAGTGTACAAGTACTAGGAGATGGTGCATCGCACCCTGATAAAACAATATCTGGCAATGCTCTTACTTTAGATTATCCAGTAACAAGTGCTGCTGTTGGTTTTGGATTTGAAAGCAGTATGCAAACCTTGCGTGTTGACAGTGGATCTGTAGATGGAACAAGTCAAGGTAAACCAAAACGCATACACGGTATAACTGTTAGATTTTTTGAAACAGTTGGTGCTGAAGTTGGCAACGATAGTGGAGAAGTAGATAGGATATTTTTTAGAGATAGTTCTATGGATATGGACACTGCTGTTCCTATGTTTACTGGTGATAAAGATATAGAGTTTCCTGGTGGTTTTGATGATGACGATAGAATTTTTATAAAACAAAATCAGCCGTTACCGTTAACAGTTCTTGCGTTCTATCCACGCATGAACACGTTTGATAAGTGAGTTAAATAATGTGTAATCCTTTAATGCTTTTATCAACAGTTTTACAGGTTGGTTCTGCTGTTTCATCTAAAAATGCTGCTGACAAAGCTGCTGCTAAAGCATTAGAAGCTGGAAATTTTAATGCAGAAATAATTGAACGAGATATTGATTTATTAGAAAAATCGCAAAATATTTATAATGCAAATTTTCTTGTATCACAAAATAGAGCCGCAATAAATTTTGAAAGAGATATACAATCGCAAGCAAGAGTTGGTTTTGGTTATGCTGGCGTTGACATGAGCCAAGGAACGCCAATAGCTGTTTTAAGACAAAGCGCTAGAGAATTTGATTACGAGCAAAAAGTTAGAGAATTTGATAACTCCGTTGTAAATATGCAAATTGACGATGAACAAGAAAGCTTGCAAATGGCTGCTGATTTATCTCGCATGGAAGGTGGAGCGCAAGCAGCCGGTCTAAGGGCTCAAGGCACTTCATCTTTATTAACAAGTCTAGCTAACACCGCTTCAACTGTTTATGAATATCCTGGAGCATTTAGAAGAACATGAAAATACCTACTTACACAAGCACGGCTGTTCCGCAACAAACAAAAACAGGAACTGAGCGTAGAAATATCGTAAGAATGAATGGTTCGCTATTAGCAGAGGCAGAGTTACAAAAAGCGAAACCTCTAACAGCATTACTAAGTGGTGCGGCACAATTTGCAACTGTGCGCTATCAGGCTGGTCAAGAAGCACAATACAATCAAGCAGCTTTAGCTATTGAAGAAGGTATGACTGAAGCAGAGTACGCACTGTCTAACTCTACAGATATTTATAATGTTCTTGATGGCAAGAATAAATGGAACGAATTTATGACAGAGTTGCGTGATAAAACGATTAATTCTGTAGACAGTAAGACTATGCGTAGAAAATTAAGTTACGCATTTGAGCAAAATGAAATTGCAACACGATTTAGATTACGCGCAATAGTCGATGATAAAATTTTAAAAGCTGAACAGGCAGCAATGGCTGCTCGTATGAAAAGACTTAAAAATGAATTGATACAAGGCCCAGGCGCAACTGTAGAAAATTACAATTCTAAACTTGGTATTTTAGCTAACGATCAAGACAAAGGTGTCAAAGGAAATAGATATAATGCTGACAAAGTTGCCGAAGCAAATCAAAGTTTACGTGCTGATATTGCATCTGGTTACATTTCAAACACATACGGTTTTGATCCTAATACAGCTTCTCAGCTTTTTAAAATGCTTGATTTACAAGATGAAGTTAAGGCTGGCACTATAACTGAACAAGAAGCAATGTTGCTAACTGGTATTAATGATCCCTACGCGCTGCATGTATTGTACAACATTGATCGAAATGTGGCTACGAAACTGATACAAGACAATTTAGCTTTGTCATTAAAATTTTATGATGCAGAACAAAAATTAGAAAAAGATCAAGAAGATGACATTAACGCTATGCACACTAAAGCATATAACTTTGTCATATCTGTTCAAGATGCAGATGAGGTCAGTGCAACAACTCTGCAACAATTAATGATCCCACAAGCTTATGATAATCTTACAGGTTCTGACAAAGCAGAAACAATACCTGGAGTGCGAGCAAAAACAATTTTACGTGATTATTTAAATGCACAAATGTGGGCAAACCCAGCGCAACAAGAGCGCATGAATCAAGAAATTGATAGAGCTACAGAGTTTAAGTTTGCGCCGGCTGGTGAAGGTAGCCAAGCACGTTACAGCGAACTTTATGCCTTAGCAGAGCGTGGGCAACTTACAGTTGATGAGCTTAACACAGATACATTTAGAATAACTGGCGAGCAACATAGAGCTTTGTATATGAAAATTTCTAACGAGTCAGACGAGGCTCTCAACGAGGGCTCTAAGCTTTTAAAAAGACAATTTAGGTACAACGAACAAGCAGCCGCTGATGGTAACGACAGGTTGGCGCAAGCATCTAAGACTGCTTTTGAAGCCGCTGACTTTGAGTTACAAAATGAGCATATGCGGCGTCAAGCTGCTGGCGATCCTATGACAAGGACACAAATACAAGAATTTGCTTTGAAACAAATAGAGTTGTTCGGCGAATCTTATCGTGCAGAATTACAAATAGAATACGAAGCTGACATTGCTTCAATACAAGTAAATCTCCCTGGTTTAACTATTAATCCTAGTGATCCCTTAACATCTATGGATGTATATTTTAATGGTTTGCCAGAAGCAGTACAAGATCAACGTAGAACTGTTTTTGCAGCTTCTAAAGCAAGATTGCGCGGTAAGTACTCTAATCAAGGATTGTTTTGATGGCTGATTTATTAAGCAACGATACAGATCTAGAAATGGAAAAATATTTTGAAGCAGAAACGCTTTCGTTTGCAGGTTTAGATCCAGCTATTATAAAAAACAAACAAAGTATTTTTAATCCAGAAACAAAAACAAATGAAATACTTACACCTATGGATAAAGGTGGTTACTTTAAAATTGGTGAAGAGCCGGTAGAGGTTATGTCGGAAGCACCGATGCAACCGGCTATGCCAGGCAATAACATTGATCAAATACCTTTAGATCTAGCAGCACAAGAGGTTGCAGAGTATGCAAAAAGATTAGAAAACGATGTTGGAAAATTTGACGTAGCAGATCTAGAGGCAGCAGGTTACACTGGCGAACAAATAGAAGCTGGTATGAATTTAATGAAACCAGCAGAAGAAACTCCTACAGTACAACCTATGACATCAGAAGAGCTTGCTACGGCAATAGCTAATGGCGAGCCTATGATAGGGCCATACGATCCTACCTTACGTGAGGAAGGTGTCGTTGCTATAAAAAGTTTTGTTATAGATCTTGCGGTAAATGGTTTGCGTGATGAGTTACTAGAAGCAAATCCAAATTTGACTGAACAACAAATACAACAAGAGATAGAAGCTCGTATGCCTGAGTTTGAAAACAATGCTGGTGTCTACAGCAATATGTTTTTTGGTACAGGCAATCCATTAGGTGTTGGTATTGCTGACTTTGCAACTCTTGGACTTATGGATATGCAAGAAGGTGCAAGAATGTTTGCACAAGGCCGTGATCGGGGCGAAGGTGGTGACGTAGTTAAAAGAGCCCTAGGTGCAGCATTAATGCTTGCCGGCGCTGCTGAGGCTACTGGTGTTGGCTATGGTTTTGGTAAATTGTTAAAACGTGGCATTAAAGCTATCGAACCTAAAATTTCAAACATGGGTAATGTTGTTAAACAAAGAATTAACCAGCCTGGAGAAATGCCTACAGTAGGTATGTTTGGCGGTAATTTTCAAAACATGTTTTTAGGACCAGGTCAAAAGAGATCTTTTTATGTAGGTGCTAGAGCAGGTGGCGATCAAAACGCTAACGCAGTAAATCGTGTGCAAGAAATTTCTAAAACTAAAGGAAATAAAAGAGTAAAAATTGAAGATCTTGCAGATTATTTTGAAGAAAACCATTTACAAATTTACGGTAGAAAACTTAATCCAGATGTAGATAAAGACTTCAATTTAGCTGCTGATGCAGCTGCTGATGAAATTTTGTATCAAATGGATCAAGCTGTAAACGGTATTGGCTGGTATGATAAAGATGTTAAAAAAACATTTGCATTAATGGCGCAAACACCAGGGCTGGAAGAATTAGCTGATAATGAAACATTGCGAGTCATTTGGTCAGCTATTGCTGCTCCTACATCAATAGGAAATAAAGTTAATAATAATACTCGTGCAGCAACGGCTGCATTTTTGCAATATTTAAAAACAGGTAAAGTTCCAATTAATCCACCCTTAAAAGGTGCAACAACAGAAGGTATTTCTGGAGCAGGGTGGGGATTAAAACAGCAATCGGTTGCTGCTGGCATGAAAGTAATATCTTATCTTATTGACACAAAAGGACCAGAGGGTTTTGCAGATTGGTGGTTATCTCCGCACACATTAGCTGAAATTACAGCAGTTAGAAAAGCAGCCGGTCTAAGCAGTGGGCCAGTAGGCGTTGGCGGTGGTAAAGATAGTGTTCATTTAGGAGCTATGGTTTTAGGTGATAAAACTGGACCTTATTCACTTAACATAAATGGTTATGAGGGAACAACAAAAGACATTTGGTTTTCTAGATCTTATAACAGACACTTTGGTAACATGAAAAACCCAGACGGTTCTGTAGCCGGTCAACCACGTAATCAAGTAGAACGAAGACGTATGGAGCAATTTACATTAAAAGTAATTGACAATTTAGAAGGTTTAGGATTATCAGAGCAAGACGCTCAAGCGGTACTGTGGTTTTATGAGCAAGGCCTATTTACAGATTTAGGTGTTGTTTCTCGTCCAGGTTCGTTTTCAGAAGCAATGGAGAAAATATCTAATGAGTTACGATCAGGAGTTCGCGCAAGCGATGAAAATAAAATTGGAACTGAATCGGCAACAGCGGAAATCTCAGGGTTCAGATCAGTCAGTCAACCAAAGAGGACCGTTCGATCGACAAGAAGAAATCAACAAATTGATGACGAACAATCCAGGCCTTACGCGCGAGAAAGCGGAGAAGGGTCTGAAGGAACTGGGCTTTTAGTTTTAAGTCCAAACGAAAATTTACAATCTATATACAATAAATCTAATTTAGCTTTACCAAAAATTTCCGAAACAAAAGCTAGTGATACTGCTAATCAATACAATTTAGACATGACAAGTGCTATGTCTAATCATGAATTTGCAGCACAAGTTGAAATAAAATCACCACAAGATCTTGCAGATGCAAGGTTGTTTAGAACAGAAAACGGCAGTGGTTTTGCCATAAAATCAGATGGTGATATTGTTGCAGTATTTCAATCTGCAAACGAAAATCAAAGTGTTGGCTATGCAATGATTCAAGCAGCAGTAGAAGCTGGTGGAAGAAAGCTAGATGCTTTTGAAACATTTTTACCAGGCATATACGAAACGGCTGGGTTTAGACCGGTTGCTCGTTTAGGTTGGAGTGATGAGTTTGCCCCACCAAATTGGAATAAAGAAACATTTAAAGATTTTAATAATGGCGAACCTGATGTAGTATTCTACGTGTATGATCCAGATTATTTTGGCGGCGCTACAGATGTTGTTAAGTTTAATAGTTATGATGAAGCTGTTGCCGCACAAGAAAAAGAAATTTCTAGATTGAGAGAAACAATAGATGGCTATTGATCCAACAGAAGTAGCAGAACAACAAGAGCAGCAACAGCGCATTAACATTGCTGGGGCTCCTAAAGAGTTTGCTAAAGGACCAGATAGAGAAGGTGAGTTTGAAGTAGCATTTGGTGCTGGCGGTGTTTTGAACCTTTTGAAAAAATTAGATGGCCCTAGTGCAAAACCAGATGTTCCTATTGATGATACTGGTGTTGTAAAAGAAGGTCCAAGAATACCTACGCCACAAGAAAAAGGACTTGTGCAAGACGGTCAGTTTTCTGAAACTGCAACAAAAAGATCTTTAGCTCCTAAGCTTATGTCTCCAGAAGGTGTAGAAAAGTTTGAATCACAAGGATTAAAAGCACCGGCAATAGGCGAAGAAGTTCCAATAAATGCAATACAAGACGCGCAACAAGCGCTAGATCAAGAAGCTTTAGATGCAGAAGCATTAGCTGTTGACGTAAATAAACAAGCGCAAAACGCGATGAACGCGCAAGCTAAAGGTTACAAAGCAGAAACAGCCATTGCTGATGAAACAAAAACTGATGAAGTGTTAACTTACATTGCTAGCAAAGAAACAAACATCAAAGCATTAAAAGACGGTGGTGATTTTAGTTTTGATTTTATCGATACAGATGACGATGTTAAAAAAATTATTACTGCTATTGGTGAAGTTTACTCTGATGAAACTGTTGCGCGAACACGAGGCAAGATTAGCAATAATGTTACTATGGATGAGGCGCATGGTTTAGTTGCTGATGAAATTGGTTTTTCTAGATCTTTGTTAAATAGAAAAATTGGTGATAGGCCGTTGACCGCTGCTGAGTTTGTTGGGGCTCGCGAGTTGTTAGTTAAAAGTGCAGCTAGGTTAGAAGAACTGGCAAGACTTATAAAAGCTGGCGGTACAGATGCAGCAACACGTTTAAAGTTTCGTAGGCAGTTATCTATTCATACAGGCATACAATTACAATTAAAAGGCGCACAAACAGAAGCAGCGCGAGCGTTACAATCTTTTCAAATAAAAGTAACTGGAGAAATGGACGCTACAAGGTTTAGCGAAGAAGCTCAAAGAGTATTGAATGAAAGTGGCGCTGGAGAAATTACTGAAGCATTAGCAGATAGATTGTTAAAAGTCGGTGCTAATGGCAAAATAAATAATAATTACATGGAAGCTATTAATGATTTTACGAGAGTTGGTAGCTACGCAAAAAGCAAAAGAATGGTACACGAAGCGTACCTAGCAGGGCTCTTGTCCTCGCCAGCTACGCAGTTTAAAAATTTTATAGGCACTGCATCATTTATGTTGTTTCAGCTACCTACAGAAATAGTAGCCGGCGTGTATGGAGATGTTATCAGGGGTGGACGTAAGCAGTTAGGTATGCAGTACCCAATCAGTGAAGATCAAGTATATGTTGAGGATGCTTTTCTTAGAGTAAAAGGATGGAGCGATGCGTTTGGTGACGCTTTAAAAGCTGCATCTATTGCCTGGCGAACAGAAATGCCAGCCGGTGCTAGTAAGTTAGATGTTGAACAATACGCTGCAACTGTTGGTGAAAGTAATAGTTTCTTTAGCAAATCACTAGATGAGCTTGGCAAGCGCATGCGAATACCATTTAGGCTATTGCTAGCAGCAGATGAATTTACAAAAACAATTTCTCAGCGTGGTGAATTTTATACATTACTAAATAAACGTTATCAGCATTCGTTACGTAATGGCATGACAGAACAGCAAGCTTCAGATGAGGCAGCTATGTTGTTACTAGATCCAACGGCTGTTGCTGATGATTTAAATAACAAAGCAAGGTTTGACACTTTGCAATCTGACTTAGGGTTTTTTGGACAAATAACCGGACGGTTTCAAAGAACTTTGTTTGGTAGGTTTATATTACCGTTTGCTACGGCTCCTACAAATGCGTTGCTTAGAACTATGGAATATACACCATTTAGTAAAACAGCTATAGATTTATTGGGTAGAAACGGTCCACAAAAACAACAGCTAGCTATGGGTAAATTAACCCTTGGTTCTGCTATCCTATTTAAAACGCAACAAGCTGCAATGGATGGCAAAATAACTGGTGGTTTTCCAGAAACAGCAGCGCAAAGAAATGCATTACCTAGGGGTTGGCAACCTTATAGTTTTGTTCTTAAAGGTGAAGGTTTTCCAGAGGGTAAACCTTTGTACGATAGGTTCGGTGTTCCTAATGGTCCATTAATATACATGAGCTATGCAGGGTTTGAGCCTGTTGGTGGGTTGTTAGCTATAAGTGCTGACACAGTACAACGCTTGAATAGCACTGATGATCCAGGTTTACGTAATACGTTTGTTGGTGCTGCTGCAATAGCAACAGCAGAATATTACAAAGAGTTGCCTATGCTGCAAGGTATAGCCGATACACTTTCATTTTTAGATGGTTTTGATCCAGCAAAACTTGCAAGAAGTTATGCAGAAAATACAACTATTGTTCCTGGTTTACCGCACCCATTAAGTTCGTTGCAAAGAATGTTTACGCGAATAGCTGATCCTACAAAAACAAAACCAAAAGGTGATTTTGAATATTATACACTTGATGATGTTATGGAACAGTACACAGATGAAGATGGAGTTATAAAATACTTTTTTGAAGATGCTGAAGGTAAACCAAGATTAGATTTAGTAGGTTTGCCAAAGACTGACTCTGGTAGACAGATATACGAATTTTTTACAACAATGAACTCAATGCGCCGGCAAGATACATTTGTTCAAAGTGAAAGAGATCTTAACGCAATAAAATATGATACGTTTGGTGTGCCTCTAGGATCAGATGAATTTAGTTTTGCTAACAATCCTATTGCTGCAATATTTGGTAATATTACTGGTTTACGTATGAAAGCTAGTGGTGAATTACAAAACTATGAAAAAGAACTTTTACGTTTGCATGATGTTACAGGTGATTGGCCTCTTACAAATCCCAGAGAATATAAAGGTGTGCCGCTTACATATGGTATGCAATCAGACTTAGTTAATCTTGCAAAAAACACTGTTAGGGTTCGTAGAAGTGGTTATGGAGATTTATCATTTAAAGAAACTTTAGCGGCTGTAATTATGGAACCTTCATTTGAAATGTTAAACGCAAGACAAAGAGTTACATTATTTAGAAAGATAAATAACGATTTTATTGATGCAGGGTTTCTATCATTGATTGAATTGCCAGAATATGCGAATATGCGCCAAGCATTCTTAGACAGACAAAGTGTAAAGGAACAGCAAAAAGAGGAAGATCGATAGATGACAGTTAGCAGTACAACCAATAAGGTAAGTGCAAATGGGAATGGTTCCCAAACTGTATTCCCTTATTCTTTTAAAATTTTTGATCAAGACGATCTAACGGTTATCTTACGTAACGCTAGTGGTGGTGAGACAACAAAAACCATTACTACTCACTATACTGTTTCTGGTGTTGGGTCTGCGTCTGGTGGTAATGTTACTATGGGTACAGCCCCAGCAAGCGGTGAAAGCTTAACAATTATTCGTGAGCAACCATTAACACAAGGTTTAGATCTTGTTCCGAATGATCCATTCCCTGCTGCAAGTTTTGAAGATCAGCTAGATAAATTAACGTTTATGGTGCAGCAGCACCAAGAAGAACTTAACCGATCTGTTAAAGGCTCTAAAACAACTACAATTACAGATCCTACATTTACTGAGGATGCAACAGCCAGGGCAAATAAACTGTTTGCTTTTGATGGATCTGGTAACATTGATATTACGCAAGAGATTGGTGTTTTTAAAGGTAACTGGGGTTCTGGTACAACCTACGCTGTGCGTGACATTGTAAAAGACACAAGCACCAATAACATATTTATTGCCACAACAGCACACACATCGAGCGGTGGTCAGCCATTAACGACAAACACTGATAGCGCTAAATGGTCATTGCTTGTTGATGCTGCCTCTGCAACTGCCAGTCAAAATGCGGCGGCTTCTAGTGCTACGGCATCGGCTAATTCTGCTACTGCATCAGCAAACTCAGCAACTGCATCAGCAAGTTCTGCAACTAGTTCAGCAAATGAAGCAACTAACAGCGCAAATTCAGCTACTGCAAGCGCAAGTTCAGCGACATCAGCGGCTGCTTCAGCTGCAATCATATCGCCAGTTCAAAACGAAATAACAACTCTATCGCAAAGCATAGCCACACTAAATGGCCTGGCTGCAATATTCTCTGGCACAACATCAATAACAGTGACTGTTGTAAATGATGGCGGCACAAATAAGTTTGCAATTAATGGCGTAACCGCACCAGCTTTAACGCTTGTTCGAGGCCATACTTATACTTTCGATGTCAGTGACTCTAGTGTGTCAGGGCATCCTTTGGTTTTTGAAAATGGGGGTAGCAGTTACACCACTGGAGTTACAACAAATTATTCAGCTGGATCTACTGGGGCAAACGTAGTTTTCGCAGTGCCAAGCGATGCGCCAGCAACAGGCTTAATATACAAGTGTTCAACGCATGGTAACGCGATGGGCAACAACATTAGTACAATCGCTAACGACATTAAGACGGTGGCTGATAACAGCGCCAACATTACGACAGTAGCAACCAATATCGGTACAATAGCGCAGAAGGCAACGGTAGACGAGGCAACTGCATTAGCCATAGCGTTAGGAGGCTAGACAATGGCAAATACATTTAAAGTAATAACTAGGGATGTAGCGCCAGCCAGTGCTGGTACTCCCGAAACTATATACACAGTACAGACAGGTAGTACGCTTGTGGTGCAAAGTATATTTCTAACAAACGTGCATACGGCTCAAGTTGATGTAACTTTGCAGTTGGTCAGTACAACAACACAAACAAACCAAACTCAAAACACAACAGCGCACTTTCTTAAAGATGTTCCTATACCAGCCAAAAGTTCACTAGAACTAAATAAAATAAACATGAACGAGGGTGATATTATTAAGGTAGATTGCTCCGTTGCTGACAAAGTTTCTGTGATAATGAATTACATGGAGATAACCTAATGGCTGGATATATTGGTGCAAAGGTTGGTACGGTCACTGCTAATGCTGCTGATATAAAAGGTGACATAAGCAGCACTGATACGTCACCAGATCTTACTCTCAAAAATACAACCCAAGAGGACACAGATGGTGGGCGTGAAAGTACAATTACTTTTAAAGGTGAGCAAACTGGCGGCGAAGAAAGTACTTTAGCTGAAATACGAGCCAGCCATGACGGTACATCAGACGATGAAGCTGGGGATTTGATATTTAAAACTAATGACGGTTCTGATGGTGCTAGTCCAACTGAACGCATGAGAATTGATAGTGCGGGAGAAATTACACTTACTGGAAATATAGCTAATACTTCTGGCGATTTTACTCTTGATGTAGATGGAGATATTATTCTTGATGCTGATGGTGCAGATGTAATTCTAAAAGATGGTGGCACATCATTTGGAAGATTTACAAAAAGTGGAGATAATTTTGTAATTGAGTCGCAAATATTTAATGGCGATTTAACTATCAGTGGTAATGATGGTGGTTCTCCTGTTTCTGCACTTACCTTTGATATGAGTGACGCAGGAACAGCTACTTTTAACCACGATATATTCCTTGCTGCAAATGGAAATGTAGGAGTAAATGCAAGCAATGCAATACAGTTTACTTCAAGTAGTAAGGCAATAGTAACGTTAGGTGGTAATGAAATATCACGTTTTCTTGATACTGGAGGCATAACCTTCAACGGAGATACTGCTGCTGCAAATGCTCTTGATGATTATGAGCAAGGAAGTTGGACACCTACTTTTATTGGGGGTATTCCTATACAGGTAAATACAAGCACAGTTGCTAATAAATATGCTAAAGTTGGAAGAATTATTCATGTAACTTTTGATGTTACTGTAGGAACTACTTCTTCTGGAACTCATTTAGGAATAGATTCTTCAAGTCTTCCATTTAGTACAGCAAATTATTCAGCAGGTGTTATAGGATGGACAGATTACCAAACCAAGCCAATACAAATTTTAGTAACTGGGTCTGGTCTTCAAACTTATGCAGATGGAAATAGCACATTTTCAGCATCTACTTTATCAGGAAAAAGATTAATAGGAACAGCAACCTATTTTACATCATAACACCCCAGTTGGAAACAAGGAGATTAATAAATGGCTTACATAGGTAGCACACCAGTACCACAGGGGATAAAAGAAACGCAGTCTTTTACAGCTACTGCTGGGCAGCAAACCTTTAACACTTTTGGATATTCGGATGGTAATAATATCTCTGTATTTCTTAATGGTGTACGTCTTATAAATGGCACTGATTATACGGCTACTAATGGTAGTGACATTGTTCTCACAGCAGCTGCTAGTGCCAGTGATGTGTTAGACTTTGAAACATTCAATGAGGTTTCTTTAGTAAATCAAGAATTTACAAATTCTATATCGGTAGAAGGTGACGGTACTTCTGACACAGCAGTTGTAACTGTTCAAAACAGCACCAAAGAAAATACAGAAGGTGGTCGAGAGTCGAGACTAAGATTTAGAGGTTTTAAGTCTGGTGATCTTAGCCCTCATACACTAGCTGAAATACAAGGATCACATGACGGTACTTCCAATGATCAGAAGGGGGATCTGATCTTTAAGACCAATGATGGTAGTGACAATGCTGCACCTACGGAAAGGGCTAGGTTAGATTCTTCTGGCAATTTAGGTTTGGGAACAAATGATCCTACATCTATTCTTCATGTTAAAGGTAGAACATTGGCGGTTGATGGAGCTGCTGCTTCTGACAGTCCTAGATTAAATTTAGATTTAGATGGAACAAACAAAGCATCTATTTTGTTGAATAGAGTAAGTGAAGATTTGCAAGTTACTGTTGCTGGTGACAATCTCATAACTTTTACAGCCAACTCATCAGAGAAAGTTAGAATTGACGATGATGGTCTTAAATTCAACGGAGATACCGCAGCCGCCAATGCTTTAGATGATTATGAAGAGGGCGATCATGAAGTTACATTAACACCATCAGGCAGTGGTTCTATTTCAGTAAGTGGTAGTAATAATGATGTATCTTATACAAAAATAGGTAATCGTGTTCATATAACTGGACAAGTTTTAGTTTCTGGTTCTTCAAGCCCAGTAGGTTATATAAAGGTTTCATTACCTTTTCCTATAAAAAATTCTGGAACAGCAAACACTTCTCGCAGAGTAGGAGGACTTGTAAGTGTTAGGTATACTTCGTTAAACACAAATCAATACTCATTGTTAGCAGTGGAGAATGAAGCTTTTATAAGAATATATCGTGCTGATAGCACTGACATACTTTCTACTTCGGCAAATCAATTTGCTTCAGTACCTGCATCAACTGGAATAAGTGTATTGTTTAATTTTACATATCCAACAGATTCATAACACCCCATCTGGAGGATGGGTAGTCAGTCCAACCAGCCATAAAGGAGATAAACAATGGCATTAACAGAAGAAACAGTACAAGACAAAATCGAGGTAGTTGGTGAGTTTAAGCATATTCAAGTGCGAACAGCTACCGTTATTAAGAAAGATGGTGTTGAGATTAGCAGATCATTTCACCGTCATGTTGTATCGCCTGATATAAGCACAGACGATTTGAAAAAAGAAAGCGCAGATGTTCAAGGCATTGCTGCACAAGTACATACTAGTGATGTCAAAGCAGCTTACACTAAGCACTTAGAAGATAGCGCACCTTAAGGAGATAACCCATGACCAGAGCTAGAGATTTAGCAGCCTTTGTATCTAATGCAGATGGCGACATTAAGTTTGATACAGATACCCTGTTTATTGATAGCTCTGCTAATCGGGTGGGTATTGGGACTACAACAGTAAGTGATGCTTTGCACATTGCTGCAGCAGACCCTGCTATTCGATTTGAAGATACATCTAGTGGTATAACAGGTCATTCACGCATTTTTACTGATAACAATAATGCTATGACATTTGACATTGATGCAGGGGATAATCGTGGGTCAACTTCTGCACAATTTAAACTTGATGGCGCAGAACTTATGCGTATTGATAGCAGTGGTGAATTATTATTAGGAACAACGACTGCCCCTTCTGGTGGTTCGGTACATATGGTTGTTAATAGCTCTGGAGGCGGTGGTATTCAGCATACTCGTAGTAATGACGGTGGTGTTGTAATGGATGCCATTCAAGGTGGAGGTGCAAGATTTTTTACCTTTACTGGTGCTATAGGTTCTGAAACTTATTCCGAAAAACTTCGTATACTTGAAGGGGGTGGCATAACTTTTAACGGAGATACTGCTGCTGCAAATGCTCTTGATGATTACGAGGAGGGCGCATGGACACCTCAAGTAACTATTGATGGCTCTAATGTTACAACAACATCTAGTGGTAATAGATATACCAAAATAGGAAGGCAAGTTTTTTTACAAGCCAGTATTGTTTTTGCATCGGGAACAAGCAATGGGTTTGTAAATATAACAGGTGTTCCTTTTAACCCAAGTATTAATTCTTATTTTCGTGGTATTATGGCAAATGACCTTTTTGATGAATCTGGAAACTATTACGGTATTATTAACACTGGTGGTACTATATTACCTAGAGTTGGGCCAGTCAGTCAATCTGATGGTAGCAGAACATTAGCTGGAACAGATATTCCCAATAGTGTTAATTTAGGTTTGTATATTGGCTTCGTTTATACTGTAGGATAACTTAACACCCTAGTTGGAAATTAAACATGGATCTACCCAAGGTAAACATATTAACCGCTGGAACGATGGTAGTGGCTACTGTGGGAACCATAAGTGGTGCCATATGGTATGCCTCTTCTCAAGCCTCAATTATTGAAGGGCTTACAGAACAGGTGGAAACTCTGACCATTGAAAACAATGCAACGGATCGCACAAATCTTATTCGTGATGTAGAAGCAAACACTGATCAAATAGATGAGATTATAGATTACATTATAGAAGTTGAAGAGGACGGTGGCGAAACCATTGATGAAATCTATGAGGAGATCGATGCGCTACACGAAGAGGCTGCATCAATGGCGCAACACATGATGGCTATAATTAAGTTGCAAGCAAGGGTAGCAGTTATTGAAAAGACAATGCAGTACACAAAAAATGATGGAATGTAAAAATCGATCCTTTAACAATTCTTGCAGGCATAAAAACTGGTTTAGCAGCAGGCAAATCAATAGCTGGGCTGTCAAAGCAAATAGGTCAATTTTTTGACGCAACTGACCAAGCAAAGAAAACTCTACAGAAAAAAGGTGTATCAAGCAAAAGCGCAAATTCTACAGCGTTGGATCGCTGGGCTAAAATTAGACAAGCAGCAGAGGCTGAAGAACAGCTTAAAGAGTGGATTACTCAAACCTACGGAAGGTCAAAATACCTAGAGCTTTTAAAAATACGCAGAGAAGTGCTTGCAGAAAAAAGGGAAGCGGAAGCCCAAGCTCGAAGAGACGCTATACAAAGACAAGAGGTGGCTATTACTGTCGTGGGTATAATTGTTTTGTTAATTTTTACATTTGTTGGCGCTACTGGATACCTTCATTATATGGGGTGGCTAGATGTTAGGGATTATTTTAGATGATTTATGTTTTAATTTTTTTGCACTTTATAAACACAGATAACTTGCACTACTATCAAATCGGCACTTATTCGGATAAACAACAATGCCTAGATCAAGCGGAAAAGGCAAAAATACTAGTAACGCACAGATCAATGAAGGTAAGTTGCCTCGAAGTAAACGCCCAACAATAGTGGAGCGAGGTAAGAAGTTTGCAGCTTACGACAAACATGGTAAACTAATAATATTGGGA